GGCGGTCAGATCATAGCCCTAGTGACGCTGCCTATGGGCATTCCCTGGTCTATCGGAATAGTTTTGGTTGTTGCCATAGGCAAGGAAATCTGGGACCGATACCACCCTGGCCATACATGTGATGTCTGGGATGCCATCGCAACCATTTCAGGGGGCGTCCCGATTTGGGGCCTCGCCCTAATTTACCTATCCCACAGGGTGACACTATGATCTGCCACGAACACCACATCACCTACCGCCCCGATGGGGTATGCGGTATCTGCGATCTACAGGCTACCGAAACTAGACTGATAGCCCGGGTTGCGGAACTGGAGGCGGAACTTGCTGCCCCAAAAGATAGGCCCGACGCGTGGCTCCATACCCTCACGGATCCAGAGACAGGGTATGGCGAACCCAGACTGACGTTTTTGTCTGGTCAGCCCTTCGGGTGTCCCGGGGTCGGTTTTGACAGAACATTCATCGTCACTTCACAGCCTCTCTACCTACGCCCCTGAACTATACACATCCCGAAAACGTGTATAGAAATCCAGAAAATCTAAACACTTCTCCCTTCCTGAACGCGCAAGCGTCACTGCACCAGATAACTCAATACCTGTGTCCTTCCACCTATGACCTGGAATTGGTTGTGCTGAACAAAAACCTGGATCACAAAGGGGGCCGCTTCGAGGGGTGGCCGCAGTGGGGGAGAACTTACTATTGCGCCATGACTTTACAGACTGTAAACTTTATACCGGGATAGTTACTTTTTAGAGGAGTCTATGAGGATCATCCTGAACAGCGAGAAATGGGAGGAGGCTATCAAGACCCTCATGCCCAGAGAGGTATCCCTTTTCATGGCGCTGGTCGCCGCCCCCGGGGGGGTGGAGAAGTGCCTGAAGTTGGATGAGATGGTCCAGAAGACCGGGCTCTGTATCGTCACCGTTCGCCGTGCCCTGATCGGCCTGGAGAAGGCCGGGATGGTGAAGGTGAACCGAGTCTACGAATACAACGAGCCGTGGACCATGGAGATCACCGTCAACCCCGAATGGGCTATGGTTGTGAAATGACCCTGGACCATAGCTACATCGCTCTCATGGACGCGCTGCGTGAGAACCGTGAGTTGAGGGAACGGAATGCGGTCCTGGAATCTGCGGTGGCTGATCTGGCCGAATACATGATCTACTCCTCGTCCCGGAAGTGGGATCTAGAATTCGTGAGACGCGCTCTGGACAAGGCAAAATTCAACATCGACCCCGAGCGGTGGGTGGAGTCAACATGATCTTCATCATTGAACCCAGACGGTATTTCAGGGTGGACGCCATGCTCCCCCACGAAACGGCATGGTTCGATCTGGTGGATATCACCCCTGACTTCTGCGACAAGACCAACCGGTGGATGCGGGTCGGGGTGAATGACATCGGGAACAACCAGTCCTATGGTACCGGGGTTCTCTGGTCCAAGTCCTGGCTCCCGAAGCGTGAGGACTACGAGCCCAAGATCCCGTGGCTCCTGACCCAACTTCGCATGGCGATTGGACTGGGGCTCACCCCGGAGGACAACCTAATCCAGGCCAAGGCCCTGAGGGGCCGGTTCGCGCCTACCCCGGAGATCCGAAATGATTGAACCCAACGCAACGGCCAAGATCCGGGGGGGGGACGCCATCAAGTGGCTCAACGATCTATCTGCGCTGGGCAACCCAAACGCAAGGCTCATCGGGATGCTCCTGACCGGGCACATGGAAACTAGCGGGCGGGTGTTGGCGACCCTCACCGGCAGACTGGCCCCTCTCATGGCGGCGACCATTGGTAGGGACGTAGCCAAGGCGGATATCCTACTGGCGCTGTCCCCCATCAAGGATCTCCTGGGGGCACCCCCGGAGAAGGGCCCACATGGCGAAAGGTAATGAATACATCCCCCCCGAAGGCCCAAGCCCATTGGGCCGTTTGCCGGTCACTCTGCAAGAGGCTATGGGCAATTGGTTCGGGGAGAACTCCAGCTTAGGCCAGGGGGATCTCCGAACTCCAGTGACCTTTGAAGCACTCCAGCGAACCGAGCAGGCCGATTACTGGGTAGTTAATCGCAAGCGCCTGGGCAGGGCCGAGATCATGGAAATGATGCTCGATCTGGTCGCATCCGGGTTCAGTATGCCTACTATCCTGGCCACCCACGGGATGCCGAAGCCGCGCACGGTAATGACGTGGCTGGCTGACTACAGGCCCTTCGCGGACCTCATGGAGACCTCAGAGAAGATGCGGGCCATCATCCTATCCGAGCAGGCGCTAGAGATCCTGGACGGGTCCCAGGACGACAAACAGGCATTCCGAGACAACGCCAGGGCTACCCTGCGGATGAAGATGGCCGAGGTGATGCACTCCAAGAAGTTTGGGCGCAAGCAGCAGGTAGACATCACCCACCACCTGGACGATCTGATGCCGGAAGAAGTCTGGACCCGGTTCAGTTCCATCCTCCAGTCCCACAAGGACATGATCGAGGCCAAGACCGGGATCAAGATCGAAGTGCCCTTCCAGGAAGCGGAAGTGGTCAAGATCGAAGCCCACGAAGAACCTGAAGCCGATCAGATGACTCTGGGTATGGAAGGGACGCCTAGCCCCGCCCAGGATTTCAACGACAACCTAGAACTCTAGGAGATCAAGATGGCCATTGACGAAGATAAATACAACGACGCGATCCTGAAGGCATCCATCCTAGACTGGGTTATGGACGCTCTGGCTGGCAATGGCGTGTGCGACTTCGGGGAGTCCTTCGTGGAGGTGTCTGCGGCGATGGCGGTTCGGAACACCCTGGAGTGTATTGCTAACGGATGCGCTGGGCCTGAATTCGCGGCCAAGGGGACGCTTGTTTTGCTCGGAAATTACGACGGTCCCGAATAGGAGGCATAGCCATGGCCCTATACCTTTACAAATGCCCCAAGTGTAGTTGGACCGATGAGGTGATGCGGCCCTTCGTGGCTGCCGATGACCCATTCGGGTGTTCCCTGTGCGGGGCCATGTCCAATCGGGTTCTCTACCCCGGGTGCAGCTTCGACATGCCCGGGTTCAAAAACGGCGAAAACATCAGCGGAGACTAAAAATGGAATGGACCTCTGAACAGCGGAACGAAGTGATCGCCCAAGCGATGGATTTGGCTACCGACGTGGACCAATCACGGAACGTAATCATCCTCACAATGACCACCGAAGGGACTCTGAAGGTGTACCAGAGGCGCAGAGACGATGCCAGTCTGATCGAGAATATCGGGATCTACCGGCTCATGCTCAAGGACACAGAAGACCAGATGATGGCACCGTGGAGAGGCAACGATGGGCCCCGACGCAAAGAGGGTGGTGATTAGTGGTCAGGCATGACGGGTTAAGCAGCATCCAGGAAGGCTTGGACCTGGCGAAAGTCTTCCTCCAGCAGGAGGCAGAGTCCGCGTTCCTCAAGATGGGCCTCGCCGCTGACCCGTATGAGCCCCAGGTGAACATCGCCAACGGGTTTGAGAAGGTTCTGGCGCTATTCGGGGCCAACCGCTGCCTCAGTATCCACGCCGATGTGCTTATGGAAGGTGGCGGGACCACGGAAATGCAGTATTTGACCGTGGGCGACCCGGTTATGGCCTACGACAAGGTCTTGGACATGTTCGTCCCGTCCCGGGTGGAAGAGATTTTCCACAATGATCCCGGTATCGTGTGCCGGTTCGAGCATTCTGAGGGGTTTCTGGAATGCACCCGGAGCCACAAGGTCTGCGTGGTCTACCCAACGGGCCGCATTTCCATGGTCCGAGTCATGCGGGCAGTAAAAGACGGTCTGCCAGTTCGTGTGATGGACAAAAATGGGCTCCCGAAGTGGTCTGAGATCCGATATGCGGGCTGGTCGAACTTTGAACCCACCATGGACATCCGAATTTCGCACCCAGATCATGCCTTTGTGGCCAACGATACCGTGGTCTCGAACTCTGGGAAGAGCCACCTGGGCGCATATAAGATGGCTTGGGACGCCACCGGGCTTTACCCCGACTGGTACAAGGGTCCGCGCACCGTTCGAGGCATTGACGCCTGGATCCTGGGCAAGACGGCTGAAATCACCCGTGACTCCTGCCAGAAGAAACTCTTCGGACCTGACCCGGAGCGCCCGGGGTGGACGGACAAGCCCTCTATCAACGGTCTGATCCCGAACAAATACATCATGGGGCGTCCCAGCCGGAAGTCTGCGCCCACAGGATGCTTCGATACGGTCAGGGTGAAGCATGTCCCCAGCGATACCACCTCTACCCTGACATTCAAGGCGTACGAGATGGAACGCCAGTCCCTCGCAGCCTGGAACGGCGACCGGGTTTGGGTGGACGAAGAGTGCCCGATGGACATCATCGAAGAAATCATCGCCCGCCTGATGGACTCCCGGGGCCAGATGATTATCACCCTGTGCCCGTTGGACGGCATGACCCCCACGGTCAAGTTCCTGAAGACCGCCCCGGCTGATCTGGTGCGCTGCGACACCCTGAAGCATACCCACGCCAAGCATCTGGCCCAGGAGGAGAAGGACAATATCAAGAGGATGTATGCCCATAACCCGGCCATGCTCCTAGCCCGAACCGAGGGCGAGGCCACGATGAATTCGGGCCTCATCTTCCCCTTCCCAACCCAGAGCATCCTTTACGATCCGTCAAAAATCTCCATTTCCTCCCGGTGGAAGTATCTGTCCGGGATGGACGTGGGCTGGAAGCACCCCACGGCGGCTGCGGCCCTGGCCCTGGACCCTCTTTCGGATATCGTCTACTGCTACGCCACCTACGACCAGCCAGAGCGCCCCCCGCTCTACCACCACGCCCAGTTGAACGCCTGGGGCGAGAACATGTCCTTCATGATCGACCCGGCCTCGAACCAGACCAGCCAGATCAACGGTGAGAAGATCCTGGAGCAGTATTGGATCTTGGCCCATGGGAAGAATTATTTAAATATTCCAGAAGAAAAAAGAAAATATATTAAGGCGAATAATACCTTCGACATCGGTATGCCCGCCATGTGGGACCGGTTCAACACCGGGAGGCTCTTGTTCTCCAAAAACCTCCAGAAGCTCATAAGCCAGTATGATTCCTATGTTTGGGACAAGGATGGGAAGGGCCCCAGGGTTGAAACCGAGGCGATGCCATATGACATCATCACTTCCGTAAGGTATGGGTCTGTCAGCATTAACGAGTATGCCCACCGTCTGGACGATATCGCACCCTGGCAGGAGGGGGACGGGTTTGAGGACGAGATCCGGGTTGACGATTGGAAACCGTTTAGGGCCGGGGGAGGCCATGATGTGTATTGATATGGTCCATTTGGTTTATATATCGTAAAGGTTATCTATAAAATCTTTACAGTTTGATTGGACAGGTTATCGCATTGTGCCTATCGTTTCGGTAGGGTTGTTTTTACAACAGCCCGCCCTTCACCGACGCGGAGGTACGTATGGGCTTCCCGACCAATGACAACCATCTGGGCGCGAATAGGTTGTACCAGGGGACCGTAACATTCCCGTCTGGAGCAACCGCACCTGGCCAGCCACTCACATTGGGCGGCACAATTTTGCATGGGTCCAGTTTCACGGTCCTAGCGACATCGGCCAACGTGGCAATCAAGATGGGCGCGACCACCGAACCGGCGATCCCGGTCCTGGTCAACCAGGTTCGGGACAATATCATCTTCGATGCCCTGTTCGTGACGGGCCCTGCCGGGATGTCCCTGACCTACGAAATCCAGGGGAGGTAGCGATGGCCTTGCACCCAGGTTCATCCACCACCACCGCCGCTGCGAACCCCACCGGGTTCATGGGCATCTTCAAATACTGGCCCGACACCGCGCACTGGACCTTGGCCAAGAACGCTGCCGCCTCTGCCGCCCACCCTTGGCTGAAGGGTGCCAGGTTCTATCTGGCGAGTGAATCCATCTGCCAGACCGGCGCTCCTTCCGCGAACACATGGGACGCGGATATCGCCAATGTGGCCGTGGACAAGACCACCTTCCCGGTCATCATGACCCGGATGTCCTGCCCGCCCGCAGCGGCATTCGACCCGACCACCGCGAATTCGATCACCTATATGGATGCGATGGTGGCCGGTGCCGTGTCCGTGATGAACTCGGTGGGCACGACCCACCTCCAGTTCGATGCGGAGAACTACAGCACGGCGACCATGCTTTTCAATTACGGGGTCGGGCTCAAAACGCTGACAGCGACATGCAGTGGGACCACCCTGACGGTTTCGGCTAACAATAGCGCGACTATCGCGGTCGGGACCTACATCAACATCCCTGGCATCGCGGCGAACACCAAGGTCACGGCCATGTCCCCCACGGGCGGGTTGACCGGGACAGGCGGCAACGGCACCTACACCATCGACTCCAGCCAGACAGTGGGTTCAGGCACGGCGGGCACGTTCGGCGTGACCCAGATATCCAACCCCGGCGCTCTGACCAGGGCGCAGATGGCCGTGAAGATGCAGGATCTCGGGAGGCAGTTCGGACTGTCCCTCTGGAGCCGCATCCCCAACGCTACCGTCTACCTCTTCTTCGGCGCGACCCAGAACATGGCGTGGGCCGGGGCTCCCTCTGGAACGCAGATGCCTGCGGCCCAGGCTGATGCCACCTACGCTGCGAACACGCTATACAATATGTACCCCTACTTCTGCTTGGGTCTGCTTGACGCTTGTCCCAGCACCGGCATGATCGTGGACTACTGCGAAGGCGGATGCTACGGGTTCCCCGGGTTGGCCGCGCTGAAGCGCGTTCTCTACGCCTCGAACAACTGGGTCTCGGTCTACTTCCCGACCTACACCGGCCTGATCGCCAAGTGCGCGACGAACTGGCGTGCGGTCCCCATCCTCTACCCTGACTGCTATTTCAAGGCAAAAGGGACGTGGTATGCGGGAGCGAATTTTACTTCGGCCACAGCTGGGGCATTCGTGACCGGCAAGTCCTACAAGATCCTGGTCCCTGGGAACACCGACTACACCCTGGTAGGCGCTGCGAATTCTACCGCTGGGACGATCTTCACCGCTACCGGCCCTGGGACCGGCACCGGAACCGCCTACTGCCTGACCGACCAGGCCGCGCAGTTCACCCGCAATGCCGTCTACGCCCTGCAATGCACCCCCGCAGGCTACCTCCCGGGCGTTTACACGGACAGCGACCTCGGGTCCGGCGTCCCTGACCCTTGGGGCCAGGTGGGCGCAGTCATCCCCATTGAGCCTCTGGTTGGGACTTGCCTGAACGATGCCCTGGCCATCTACAACGGGTCGGCAACGTGGGCCAGCAAAGGGATCAACCAGCGGACGCTCTATAATCTCCTGCTGACGGCCTTCGCCTCCCGGACGGACTACATGTGGGAGTGCCAATGAACATCACCTCCCCCTCGGTTGAGATTTAGATATGGCTGAACTAGGTCGTGGACTCGGATCGATGGCTCCCGCAAGAATGCCGGGGGCCCCACAGTCCCAGATGATGCAGATCACCCCGCCCATGTACGGTCCGAACGCCCCTGAACCCCAGACACCCGGTGAACAACCGATGTTTGAGGAAAAGGAGATCTCGGCTGTAGAAAAGTTGATAGGCCAGTTCAATTACGAGATCGATCTCGCCGACCAGGGCAGGCGTGCCAAGGAATGGAAGTGGATCAAGATCGACAAGTATATGGCGGGGAAGGATGTCCAGGACCCCCCTGACGGCTACGAAGAGTCCACCTTCTTCTACCGGCGCTTGCCCCGCATCATCCAAATTGGTAAGGCCAAACTTTTCAAAAACGTGTGCCCAATCCACGACAAGCCTTGGGATGTTCGCCCTTCCCCCAGGCACAACCAGAACGTGGACCAGGAAGAACAGAACGCCATCGTCTCGAAGCTTCGGGAGGATATCGAGGATATCCACGAAGCCATGGAACTGGAAAACTCCATGGACGATATGTGCGAACACATGTCCTGGCTCGGTGGTGCCGTTTCTTACGGCCCGATCAGACTCCAGGAACCCAGAACCCGGTGGCAGGATGGCAAGGAAACCATCGAACCCGGGGACGAAGTCAAACCCATGTGGACGTTCTACGACCCACGGCGAGTCTACCCTGACCCCAGCGGTCAGAAGGCACAGGAACTCGAATACGTCCACTTCTACAACACCTGGAGCGCTCACCAGATCCGGTCCCTCCAGGATGACCCCACCTTCATTAAGGAGGAGTTGGCAGAACTCCTCAAGGACTTGCCCCATGGGAACTGGTCCGGGAACATGAAGCGGTGGGAGACCAGCCCCTTCCCGAATAGCATCAACAACACGGCGATGAACCGCTACATGGTGTGGATGCGCGTCGGGGTTCTCACCGCTGAAGCCCTGGAAGACCTAGGGGAGAAGTTCCCTTCGATCAAGGATCTGGACAAGGACCAGGTGAAACTACTCACTGATTCCATGTGGGAAATCTACTTCTGCGACAAGCATATTCTCAAGATCGCCAAGAGGGTTTTCCAACCGCGCAAGATGCCGGTCCAGTTTATCCCGTTCAGGCGCGACCCCACCTCAATCTTCGGGATCGGAGCTGGCGAAGCCGCCCTCGAATGTGTCGAGATGCTCATCAATATCAGCCGGTCCATTGACGATGCCTTGGCTGATACCTCCGGGTTCCAGGTGTCAATCGACGCTGGCCGGATCGAGAACAAGGATCTCAAGGTTAAGGGCCGGAAGACGTGGATTCACAGGAGCAAGGGCCGGAAGGACGAACCCCAGGGGAAGGCCGTCGAATTCTTCACGGTCCCGTCCAATCTGGAACATCTCCTGGCCTGCTTCAAACTTTTCGAGAGCATGATCCCTATCTGCACCGGCATTTCCGAAGCGACTACCGGCCTGGATATGGGTTCTGGGATCCGAACCGACTCCATGATGAGCGAGGTTTGGTCCTCTTTGGAAGAATTCCTCCGGGATACCGTTGGCAATGTGGACCGCTACTGGTGGAAGCCCCACCTCCGGGACACCTACCAGTGGATCCGCCAGTTCTACCCCGACTGGCAGAACGTCAAAATCGAAGCTGACCTCCAGGTCCAGGGTGTTCGTGGTGCGCTGCGCCGTGAAATCGTTGGGCGTAAGGTCCAGGACTTCTACCTCAAGGCCAAGCAGTTCGGCCTGTCCGATTGGGCAGACGAGATCGAACTGGTCAGGGCTATTTCGGCTGGGATGGGTATCGAAGACGAGAAGTCTGTCCTCACGCCCAAACAGTATGTCGAGAAGAAGGGACTGGAAGCCAAACAGAAGGAACTGGATTCCCGCGCAGGTCGGGTCGCCGAAGACCAGGCCAAGGACAAGGAACGGGCCCATACCTCTAGCCGTGACGCCGTCCTGGAAACTCTCAAGACGACCCTCACGGCCAACCCCCAGAGCCCACTTCTCCCCGTCCTTTATGAGGAGATGTTCAAGTTGACGGGCGAGTTGAGCCCCAGGGCTTCCGCTGGCCTTTCCATTCTCTCTAAACTCCTGGCAGAGCAATACCGCCAGCAGGGTATGGCCACCGATCAGGAAGCCCAGGTTCTTTCTTCCCCCGTCCAGGCGGCTAACCCCCTCGAACTGGCCCCTGATTCCCGGGACCCCCAGCAAGCGGCTGAAGCGGCTCAGAGCGGCCAAGCCCCCAAGACTCCTCCCAACTCACCTCCCCCCATGCCTACGGCCCAGCAGGTCGTGGGTGCGCCACCGGCCCAATAGGGGAGACCATGGAACCCACCCTCGAATCCCTTAGAAACGCCTACATCGCGGGCAAGAGCAATTACCTTGCCGCAGTGAAGAACAAGAACCAGGCCCAGATCAATTTGAGCGAGGCCCAGGCTGCGCTCGCTAATGCTGACGCCGCTGTCACCCAGGCTGCGCTGGCGATGAACGCCCCAAAGTCTGCATTGACCACCGCTTTCGCTACGTGGGTTGACGAAACCCCAGTTGGTATGGGTTAGGAGACCAAGATGACCGAACAGGACCACGATTACAGCCGTAGGGAATCCCTCAACAAGGATTTCTTGGACCAGTTCGGTATCGACCCGGGCTCGGCTGCGGTTCTGTTCGATATAGGCCCATTCAAGACCATGCTCGAACACATGTATTACGAGACCATCGAAGCCCTGCGGGACTGCGATATGGACACGGATGGTAGGGGTATTCAGGGGCAAGCCCAACTTCTTTGGGCGCTCTTGAACGTCCCCAAGAGACTTGAAGAGTTGAAAGATGTCGAATAAATCGTCCCGTCAATGGGTCGCTGGCATTCCCGTCAGTCCCCGGGGGCAAGGAGCAGCACATGAGTAAAATCAAGGCACCAGCGGCACGGCCATCACCCAACGACCAGAGCAATCTGGACAACTTGGCAGCCATGGGGATTCAAGTGAACCCCGACGGATCTGTCCAGGCGTTGGATGATGCCTTCCAAGGGACATCAACCCTCGGCACCCCGGATCCCGGTTATACCGGCTCCCAGCCCACGGTTTCGTCTACCCAGGACGTGCATACCTACGACCGGCTCGAAGATGACGGCGTGGAAGAACCCGAAACTGGGGAAACCCAGGGAGAGGTTGACCCCACCCCGGCCCCGAAGAAGCACGGTGACGGCGAACAGACCCCTGAAGGGTTAGCCAAGCGCGAGGCTGACGCTCGCAAGGCGCAGCAGGCCATGAGCAAGGCCCAGATCAAACTGGACCAGACGCTCGAAGCCGTGAACAAGCGCATGGTGGACCTGGACGACCAGATCAGGAAACTTGAGGTGATCCAGGTCACGGCGGGCACGGTGCCCCCCGAACTGAACCCTGCGGATTCCGAAACGGTTGAACAGTTCCGATCCGACTACCCGGTCGAGACTTCCGTGTTCGAGGCGATGGTCGCCCCGGTCTACGCGATCATCGGGCAGATCAGGGAGAAACTGAACGCGGTCGTTCAGCAGCAGGGCGAGTACTTCTCCAAGGTCAAGGAGTCGGAAGTCTTCGCGGGCGTTTACGCCAAGATCCCGGAATCGAAGGTCAAGCAGATCACGGATAGCCCTGAGTTCATCGAATGGCTGTCCAGCAAGCCTGCGTCCAAGCGGAATCTCTACGTGAACATCCTCAACGAGACCAGCCGGTATTCCCCGGAAGAAGCCATCGAGGTCTTCTCCGATTTCGCAAGGGATACCGGGACCGATCTCGGGCTGAACGGGAAACCCCATACTCCCACCCCCCCTGCGATGGACAGTGCCCCACGGCTCCGCAGTGGTGGTGCCCTGCCCGAAGTGCCTGCGCCGGAACGTCGGCCAGAATCATCCGAACTCACCCCGCTTTCCATGCAGGAATTGGCCAGTTTTGGGCACAACATCCAGAATTTGCCCCCGGCAGAGGCAGCGGTCCTCAGAAAACGTTTTGACCTGACCCAACTTAACTTCAACGGGAATGAAGCGCGAACGCTTCGGTAAACCGTTGTAGGGGGTCAGGACACCCACAAGGAGAACATCATGGCTATCACTCGCACCCCCCGCCCCAGCCCCGATACCGGCGTTGCCGATGCTTCCCAGGCCCTTCTGATCGAACAGATCGTGGAAGGTCTGACGATGGATATCATGCGCCGGGAGTCGTTCCTGGGCAAGATCGCCAACACCGAAGCCCTCAAGAAGCTCGAAAACTTCGGTGACACCATCACCTTCCGCGTCCTCAACCCCCCCCCGATCTCTGCCTATGTCGTGAACATGGACACGGTCCCCACCGTGACCACCGGCACGCATTTCAGCATCACCGTGGACAACGCCTTCTACGGCTACCCCACGCTGGATCCCATCGACATCAAGCAGATCAACGTGCCCCTCATGTCGAACCTGGCGCGTATGCTCGCCGACGCCCAGGCCGAGAACGAATACAACGTGGTCGTGGCCGGTATCCTCACGACCATCTACGGCGCTTCGGTCATGAGCTACGAAGGCCAGGTCCCTGGCACCGTGGCCTACAACCCCGCCACCCCCACCGCTGCGGCCTCCACGGATCGCACGGACGGCGACTACATCATCAAGCAGTTCATCAAGGCCCGCAAGGCTTACAACCAGCTTGCGATCCCCAAGAAGGGCCGCTACGTCATGGTCAATTCGGACGTTGAGGAAGTTCTGCTCAACTCCGACCAGTTCACCTACCAGATCAGCGGCGAAGCCAACCGGAAGGCCATCGAAGACGGCGATTTCGGTATGCGCGTGGCTGGATTCGACATCATCGTCACCGATGCCGTCCCCACCGGCACCTACAACGGTCAGGCGAACATCGCGCAGTGCATCATCGGCCACCAGAACGGCCTGGGCTTCATCCGGCAGCTCATGGAAACCGACATCAACTTCAAGATGCAGACCAAGTTCGGTCGCGCCTGCCGCCAGCTCGACGTTTTCGGTTTCGGTCTGTCCGATAGCCGTCTCATGGGTGCCCTGCCCATCAAGGTCTCTTAGTCTCATCCACTGCGGTCCCCAGGGGGTGGTTGGTTCCACCCCTTGGGCCCGCCCTCATTGAGGCACAACAATGCCACAAGGAATGCAGTCCGACTACAAGAAGGAATCGCAGGAAACCGTTGCGATCAAGTACCCCAAGACCAAGAAGCCTACGCTTCTGAGGTCGTCATACAACCCCATGACCTGGAATTTCATGGTTATGCGGGCCATGCAGCACCCCGAGATCGGGGCCGAATTCGTGTCCATCGACTCGGAGGAAGGCCAAGCCATTCTCCAGGGCACTGACCCGTCCGATCTGACCCCGGAATTCCTCCTGGGCATGGACGATCTGGCCCTCCGGGAACTCGCCGACCGTTATGCAATCACTCTCACCACGAAGAACACCAAGAAGGCTATCGCCCTGAAGATTCGTGCCGCCATCGAAGACGGTGTGAAACCCAAGCCGGTGGCCGCAGTCAGCAGCGGGGTCTAGCCATGATTACCTTCGCCCAGATCCAGGACCGTATCCTCCCCATGCGGGCTGATAAACTCAGCCGTGAGGGGCAACTTGCGTTCCAGGTAGGGGCAAGGCGATTAGCGGTAGAAACCCTTGGTCTTCAGGACATTGTGGAATTCACGGTGTTGGCCAATTCGGTCTACGCTTCAGTGTATGACCCCGATGTTGACGGGAAAGAGGCTATCTACCTGTTCAAGGCGGAATGGCAGAAACTGGACGGGAGTTGGGAACCGATGGGCCTGTTCAACCAGGATGCCATCAAGGAACTCACTCGACATGCGTTCAACAACCCTGGCGAGATGAAAGCTTACACCTCCGACCAGGGACGGTTCTACCCAAACCGCCCGCCCGCAGTTGACACCCAGGTTCGTGCAGTGGTCGCCTACAAACCCATGGGCGACTTTGACGAAGTCGATTTCGGGCAGGAATTCGAGGACTCCTTAGTAGAAGGAGCCCTCTCCCATCTGATGAGACTCCCCGGGCCCGAAAGGGACATGCGCTCCGCTTTCGATTACGAGGATAGTTTCAAGTCCCACGCCAGCGGCCTTCGGGGCTCGGTCCTGATTGGTGACGTTGGCTATAACAGAGGTTCCCACAAGCCGCGCAAACTCCATTTCGGCCACATCATGCGCGAAAACAAGTTGAGGTTCTAGATGGCCACGCCCCGGAAGATCCTTGTGGTATCTCACTTCGGGGTGAGCGGGGAACTGTGCAAGCGGTTCATGTCCGAAGGGAATCAGGTCCGGTACCACATCGTGGACAAACCCTCACGGGACATCAGCAACGGGCTCATTAAGAAGGTGGATTCGTGGGAACCCCATGTTGAGTGGGCTGACCTGATTATTTTCGATGATGCCAATTTCGGTGAGACCGCCGAGGAATTGAGGGGCCAGGGCAAGGCGGTAGTCGGGCCTTCCCCCTACTCCGACAAGCTGGAGATGGACCGGAGCTTCGGACAGGCTGAAATGAAGCGGGCTGGAATGACCATTCTCCCCGAGTGGAGTTTCAAGAACCTGGACCAGGCCATCAAGTTCGTCCAGAAGAACCCGGGCCGGTATGTGGTGAAGCCTTCCGGCGTGGCGCAGGACGAGAAGTGCCTGACCTACGTGGGCAAGAATGATGACGGTTCCGATATCGTGGCCACCCTGGAGAACTACAAGAAGAAGTGGGCGGCCAAGATCAAGGAGATCCAGATCCAGCAATTCGCCAAGGGGGTTGAGGTAGCCATCGGCGCGTTTTTCAACGGCCAGGACTTCATCCTCCCGGCGTTCGTGAACTTTGAATACAAGAAGTTGATGAACGATGACCTGGGCCCCAACTGTTACTCCGAAGACACCGAAGTCCTAACGCATAGCGGGTGGAAATTCTGGCCCGATGTCACTAAGGACGATGAAATCTGCACATTGAAGGATGGCCAGATCGTATTTGATTGCCCCCAGGCCCTAATGTCCTATGACTACACAGGGGACATGATGGCTTGGGAAAGCCCGACTGTAGATATTATGGTCACGCCAGACCATAATATGTTCGTCCAGGATGACCATTCAAGGAAGCCATTCCATTTCGAGACTGCTCAGTCCGTGTCCACTCAGAAACGGAATATCCTGCGTGGTGGTGGGGTTTGGCAAGGCATTGATGACATCGGTCAAATCCCATCGTTCTACAAGGGGTCTATGCCCGCATGGGCGGCTCTGTTGGGGGCGTATATTGCTGATGGTAGCGCGAACGCTCGTTCAATCCGGTTTGGTAATTGCCCAGGGCATAAGAGAAGTATCTTCACCAAGATTGCAAAGGACGCTGGATTCAACGCTAAAATGTATGGCAAAGACCTATATATAAATTCATTAGAACTCGTAACTTACATGAAGTCTTTCGGGCATGCCTACCAGAAATATGTCCCCCAATATATCAAGGACGGGTCCAAGGAAACAATCCTCGCTTTCCTCCATGGGTATGGCTCGGGGGATGGGACAACCAAGGGGGCGATGGTCTATACGACTGTTTCTACTCGGTTGGCCGATGACCTCCAGGAACTAATTCTGAAGTCCGGTGGGTACGGGTCAGTCAAGGTGCGCGACCGGAGAGCAGAAACCCATTACATTAATGGTGTCATGTTCAAGGGGAACTACCCGGAAATCAACGTGACCCACAACAAGCCTCGGGTTAAGGCCCTCTTATGCCCTGAGTTCTTCGAGTCTGTCCCCTACTCCGGTAAGGTTTACTGCGCTACCGTTCCTTCCCACGTCATGTATGTTCGTAGGAATGGCAAGGCTTCATGGCAAGGGAATAGCGGCGAAATGGGCACCCAGGGCCTCTGGGTAGACCACTGCGGGCTCTACGATGAGACGCTGAAGAAAGCGGCCAAGCTGATGCGTGGGACTGGATACCATGGGTATCTGGACCTGAACTGCATCGCCACCAAAGAGGCGGTCTACCCTCTGGAGTGGACCCCTCGTTTCGGCGTGCCTACGATCTGGCTCCAGATGGAAGGCATCAAGAGCAAACTGGGAGATTTCTTTGCGGCCATCGGCGAGGGCAATCGGTTCAACCTGGACACGGAATCTGGAACCCAGATTTGTGTGGTGGTGGCTGTCAACCCGTTCCCGTTCGAGGACCCCAA